ACTACGGGGCGACCTCAACAATTGCCACAACTGACTTAAACGGCGATGCCTTCACAATTAGCTCCACCGGCACTCACATATTTGAGTTTGAGGCATTAGCCGACAGTTCTGGTGGCGTTTTGTTTGGAAGCTATCCAGAGGGCGCGGCGTATGTCGGTACAATGACAGATTTGTCTTGTGTGCAAATCGGCGTGGTGGTGGATATGGATTTGGCATTTGCCAATCCGTCGCAATCACTCACCATCCAAAATCGCGCTGGAGCACCGGATGGCAGCGCAAGCAGTAGCACGTTGGTAACGCAGGTGCAGCCGATTATCCAAGGCAATTTTAAGAGTTTGGCAGTAGGTTCTGCTGGCCTAGCAACAGGAGTTCCTGCGGATAATGAATTAAGGGTGAGCGGCACAGCCACATTTGGAAGCGGTGCTGGTAGCGTTGAAATTAGCGGGGCAAATAATTACGGGCTTATAAAGACTGGGTCTGATTTTTTTGACCTCAACCACACCGACACAATAGTTTTACCGATATCCAGTGGTATATTTGCGATTTATATAGGTGACGGTCAAGGTGCGCTATTCTTCAGCGAGTATCAATCGGCAACAGTCACTAAACTAGCCGGTTCAACTGTTTTTGCAGCAGGATCGTCAAGCGGAGATATTCGCGTCTATAAAGGTTCAACCAATACCGCAAATGTTACTGTTGAAAACCAGAGATCGTCAGGAGGTAAGGCGGTTTTAAAAATAATGATTTTAGGTGTTTAAGAACAAGTTTTATATAGGAGTAATTTATGTTTAGCATTAACACAACACCCACAGAGTCGCTCAACGCATCTCGCGTGGACATCAGCTATAACTCCGGGCAGGAGTTTGGGATGCAGTTCAGTATTGCCTGCTATGCCAAGGTGACGGTGGAAGGCGAAGAAGAAGAGACTTGGAGCAGTAGCCCAATCTTCAGTTCGCTTCTGAATGTCACAGGTTCAACTTGGGATGCTTGGGGGTCAGATGTGTCAGACCAAGAATATATCGGCAATCTAGCATTATCTCAGCTTGGCCTCACCAGAGCACCAGAAGAAGCACCAGAGGCTCCTGCTGAAGAAGCACCTGCTGAAGAGGCTGAAGAAGAAGCTAGTGAATGACAAACCTAATAGAGCAGGTAAATGTTGATCAGTTGGCAGAGCAGGCAATCGGACACTACGGTTGGCTGCTGGTTGCTGCTTTTGTAACACTGCTCTTTAAGGATGTCCTTTTTAATTTCGTACAGGGGATTTTAGTTTTTTACGGTAGCAACTTTGAGAACGATGAAATCCTATATATCAGTGGCCGGCAGGCTAGGGTGATAAGGCTCGGCCTCACATCCTGTACGTTCTTCCTTACGGACAGGCAGACGAAAATGATAGTTCCCAACAGCCAGCTCAAGGAGCTTGTAGTGGAGAAGAAACTGCCAACTAACGGGGGAGAGGAATACCTGCCTAAAGGTGGCGAGAAGGGGCCAATGAGAATTGAGTTGATAGATGCAGAGGACGAATAAAATAACCCTAATAATCTTCTTGGTAGCAGTTACCTATTTTGGCGTGCTGCTAACTGGCTGCATCAATTTGGATAAGGTTAAGACGCTGGAGATTGATACCCCCTTCGCAGATTTCGAGCTTATAGGGAAGGAAGCAGGTGAGTGAATTTCGACGATTTAAAGGTGCTTGCAGTCTCAGCAGCCGGAGTGGGGAACTGGGCGATAAATATAGACTTAGGTTTGAAGATAGTACTCACAGGTTTGAGTATTGTTTATGTGGTTTTGAAGATTAAACAGTTACTAAAGAAAGAATAATAAAGATGTTAAAGAGCAAAACAATTTGGGCCTCTATTACGACCTTGGTAGCAGTAGCCGCCTCGGTGGCCACAGGTGAGGCAACTATCACAGAGGGGCTACAGATAGCAGTACCTGCGATTCTCGCGTTGTTCCTACGTCACGGCATTGCCAAGACACAGGACGCAGCAGAGGCAGCCGTAGAGGCAGCCAGCAGCACAACACCAGCACCCAAGAAGAAGGCAGCAGCTAAAAAGGCGTAAGCTATGGGAACCTATTTGACCAAAGGGGAAACCTTTGCCACAGGCAACACTGTTACGGCTGCCAAGTTAAACAACTTGGTGGACAACGCCACAGTGACAGCCGGCTCAATAGGTTCCACAGAATTAGCTAACGCAGCAGTTACTGCTGACAAGATCAGCACTGCATCCCCTCAGCCGGTGACTACCGGCACAATAAGGGCCAACGCAGTAAGCAACGCCAAGCTGGCGGCTATGGGATCCCAGACTGTTAAAGTCAGGGCAACCAACAGCACAGGAGACGCTAGTGACTTGGCAATGATAGGAGGAGGAACAAACGGATCCTCTAAGATGCTGGTAGGCACAAGCGACAGCATCAACGCTGTAGAAGCCAGCCAGTTCAAGCTGGTCAACAGTAGCAATGCAGATGTCACCAACAACACAGCGGCGAAACTGAGGCTGCACACTACGGCAGTATCAGATTGGGACACTGTAGCAGCAGCCACTGACGTTCACGACGATAACGATAGGCTGCTGATCTATGACGCTGATGGTACTTCTGCGACAGTGGCAGCATTGAAGCAGATTGCACCCAAGAAGCTCCTGCAGAGTCTGCCGGCTTCAACAGCATCCACAGGTGTGGTGAGAGTAGCCAGTGGGGCAGCAGTAACGGATCCCTTTAACGCTACAGTGGTAGAGGATGCTTTTGCCCCTACGCAGGCTATTAACTGCCCTATATTTGCAAAGGCTTTTGGATATATTAAAACATCAGGCGGCAGTATTGCAGCAGGGTCTATTTTACAAAACTGCACAGTGGCAAGAAATAGCGCAGGAAACTTCACTGTGTCCCTCACGGTCAATCTTCCCTCAACAAATTACATAGTACTAGGCAACGGCAGGAGTGGGCTGTCAGGAGCCAGCTACGGGGCTGGGTTGCAAGTAGTGTCTTCAAATCTGGCGGCAGGAAGTTTTGACTTTGTTGTAGTTGATACTAACGGGTCAACTGGTACAGCGACAGATCCTGACGGGGGAATGCAGTTTGTAGTCTTTGGATTAAGCTCGTAATGACACTTCTAGAAATAGCGAACTACGTCTGTAATCTGGTTGGCAAAACTGACAGCACCAGCGTCACCAGATGCAAGGAGTACGTTCGACAGCATCATCAACTGATCTACGATTCAGCCCTCTGGAGAGAGAGCTTAGAAGTGGACAGGGTGACGATGCAGCCGGACGGTAGGATCGTTTACATCGAGGTCACTAACGGTGGCAGTGGTTACACAGCAGCCCCTACTGTTGGTTTTACGAGTTCAACAGGTAGCAGTGCGACAGCCACAGCCAAGCTGTTCAATGATTCAGTGGGGGAGGTAGTTCTTACCAATCCCGGCCAGAACTACGAGGAGGATCCTACCGTTACCTTCACAGGAGGATCCGGCACAGGAGCAGCAGCAACAGCCTACGCCTCTGGCTACGGTGACACAGTGGTGATGCCCCAGAACATTGCCAACGTCTTGGCAATCACAGCAGACGATGAAGAACTTATCCCCTCAGAGATCATCACCCAGTTTATGCAGGATCCGACATCAATTAACGAGAAAGGAACTGCTACTAAGTTTAGCCCTGTGTCTAGTGTGGGTATCAATTTTGATCTCGCTAACGGTAGTCTTTACTTTGAAACAGTTGACGCTGCAGATGCTGGGAAGAAGGTCGAGGTAGTTGGCCGGCTGAAAGGTGATCCTAATCGGATCTACAAGGAGACGGTAACACTGGCAGCCAGCCCTTCGGTGAATGTCACTTTCGAGAGTTACTCAGAGATCACTTCACTGAGTAAGGAGGAGACGGCTGACACAATCATCGTAAAGAACATTACCGGCTATAATAAATTTTACTGGAACGCTTGGGAAACCAAGAGCGAGTTCCAGAGGGTCAGGCTGTATAACCGTCCAGAGTTCAACGAGACAGAGCCAATCCAGTTGACGATCTTGGGCAAGAAGAAGATCCGGCCTCTAGTGGCTGACACTGATGCCCCGATGATCAGCGGCATCGATAACGCACTGATCAAGTACGGAACTGCTGATATGCTAAAGCGTCAGCGTCAGTACGGTAAAGCCCAGCTTGAAACAGGTGAGGGCGATAGGTTGCTGGCAGTGGCCAGAGACGCAGAAACAAATCAAACAGCTAAAGTAATGAGG